GCCTCCAGGGTCTCCGCGTCGAGCCGTTCGAGGACGGTCAGTCCTTGGTGGTCACCTCGCCGTACAACTCCTACGACCTCGCTAACGACCCGGCGGCTAACGGTCTGGCGGACATCTTCAAGTACACCAACCCGGACAAGGCCAATCTGGTTAACCGCCAGGACCGCGGCCAGTTTGCCCAGGTGGCTGGCTCGAAGATCATCGAGTCGACGAACGTCTACTCCTCAGGCTCCCCGGCGAGCTACCGCACCTACGTCTTCGGTAAGGGCGGCATCGCCTGTACGTCCCTCGAAGGCTCCGTGCCCTCCAAGGTCACTGACCCCACGAAACAGGGCTTCAACGTCCGAGTGGTCCGCGGCGGAGTGCCTAGCATTCCAGATCCTGAGGGGCAAATTGGTGGGGCTGTAAGTTACCGTTTCACCTATACGGCAGTTGTGATCGACGGGTCGGTCGGGATTGGTGGAAATTTCAGGTTCCGCACGATTGATGCCCAGAGTTCGATAGCTTAGACGTCCGCCAATTCGCAAAAGGCTAAGGTCGTGGTCTTCGGATCGCGACCTTTTCTTTTATCCGTTCAAGCGGGATGTGTCCCAGATCGAAAGACTTATGATCCGACGGGCACAAACCGATGAGATTAGAAAGCTGGTTGATCTCCAGAAGAATGTCGTCGTTGACCCAGGCGGCTACCGGCTTAATGTGGGCGACTTCTGGTAAGTAGGGCAATTCGATACCGCAGAGTTCGCACTTCTGCTCCGTCGAATAACTGCGGTACACCTTCTTCGCATGCTGACGGAGATCCTGGACCTTTACCTCGCCTTTTTTCTTGAAAGGAATCGTTGAAACGAACAGGGTCGGTGGTAGCTTATCCTCGCCCCAGAACGTCCGCCGCTTACGATGCGCCTTCGAGCATTCCGGCGAACAGTGTGTGGTTTTCTCTAAATCACACGGGCGTCCAGACGCCGGAAGTGGAATCGGAATGCCGCAACCTCGACAAATCTTAGGATTTGCCTCGTATTTCGCCCGAGCCCGCTCGCCGATAAAGGACCGGACGATTTTACCTCCGTCGGGGCCAAAACGCTTCCACCCCCGCGGCGTCTCCTTTCCCTGCTCCTTCCACGACAAGTGGCGAAAACTCACACTGCACGCCTGGGCGCAGAAACGACGCTGGTTTGCGACTGAAGGCTTCTGGTTGTAGTTGATCGGCATGTCCTTGCCACAAAATTCACATTGCTTTTGGATGTATTTAGATCCCACGCTTCTGATTATACATGAGCCCTCTTTAATAAGCAAGTCGTTTCTTAGAAAAACCCCATGCTACCCTAAAAATAACCCCGCCCGGTCAGCCCCTATTCTAGCCAGCCGCCGGGGTCACCTCGCTAAGTCCCGGTGTCCGATGCCGGGATTACACTAAACCCACCAACCGACCCCGGCGTAAAAACCGGGGTCTTCTTTTGGCCCGCTACAATAGTAGCGTAATGGCGTCCCCTCAACTACCTCGGTTTGCTAGATTCGATCCGTCCGTGTCGGTGACATGGGACGATGGGTCGGCTTTGACGGGGTTTTTGCTCGTCGGTTTAGTCTTACCGACGGGTTATCAACTTGGCTACTACGCCGCGACTTACCCAGATGTGGCGATTCCCACTTTCCTCAAAGTGCCGATTATCAACGGCTCTTTCCACACCGCGGAGTCGATTTGCTACAACGCCGATATTGAACCGCCGAACTCGCGCTACGTCGCTTGGTACTACGACTCCACCGGGCAACAAATCGCGGGGCCGACGGGTTTCTTCACCGTTTCCTCGGCAACCTGCACGCCACCTTCCCTAACTCTCCCGACGCCCGCAGTCGGCCTTATCCCGCCGGTTCCAAATTCCGGCCCGACGGTTACTACAAACATGCCAATCTACTACAACGGCGGCTACTATGTCGTCGATTACGATTCGACACTCACCTTAGACCTTGCGGACGCGCTTTCCCAAGAGTGCGAACCGAACGGCCTTCCAGTTATGCTGTCGACGCCCATTTATACTGGCGGAGTCATTGTCCCCGGTATTGTCCTGACGTACAAACACAATCAGGGGGTCAGCGGCGGCTCTACACTCACCTTCGGCGCAATCTTCGACGGTGTCACCGACCAGGACCCGGATCTCACTGCGGGTACGTACACACAATACGTTTTTCAGTACACGACGGCAAGTCGTTGGCAGCTTATCGGAACCCTGAAAGGACTCGTCAATGCGTAAATTCGCGCTCCTCCTTCTCCTCGCCGCCTACACCCACGCCCAATCCTCTACAAAAGTCACAATAGTTCCACGACAGAACGATTCTGCCACAGGCGTTCTCAGTTTCCGTGAACTGTATCAAAACGGCCAGAATACCGTAACCCTTCGCGCGCCGAACTCCATTCCAAGCGACGTAACTTGGACACTACCTTCCACCGACGGCATTAGCGGCCAGTGCCTTTCGACTAACGGCTCTGGGCGCTGGTCATGGGCCGCGTGTCCCTCTGTGATCTACCTTCCGGATTATAACTGGAGCCGGTCTCCCGGGGGCTCCATCAGCATCGGGGCGAATACGATTACTCTGACTCCGTGTCCGACTAATGTAAGCGGGTCGAACTCAGATCACTACATTTATCTAAGCGGCGGCACAGGTACGGCGGAAGCGGTTCTTATTACCGGCGGGACTTGCACAAGCGGCGCGACTTCAGGGACGGTTCAGTTTACCGCGGCGAATACTCATACAGGAGCCTGGACCGCGTCGAGTGCGTCGTCGGGTTTACAGGAAGCACTTTATTCGGTGGCGAATGGCGCAAAGGTGGCGGTTGTGGTTCCGTCGGGGCAGTACAACATTTATGCGACGGTCAGCGGCGGGACGCGGCCTGTGACTTTGTCCTGTGCATCTCTCGGGGCTATCTTCTCAGCGAAGAGTAATAACATCAAACTCCTCGATTCCCGTGCTGGCACCGGACCTCAGGTAAGTACGTGTACGTTTAGAAACGACGATTCGAAGACCGGAGTCACGGCGATTTATTCGAACAGCGCTGATGGACCTGCCAGCGGCGGGGCATTTGCGGGGCGTATTGAAAATAACTGGTTCGTAAACTTTGATAAAGCGATTCACTCGGTAACGACAAACGGCTGGCATATTCTGAACAACCATATTTTGAACCTGCCAGGCTATCCTGCCACCGCGGCGATTCACACGGAGTCTTTGAATAACGGCGACCAGGGCACCGGGTTGATTGCGGGCAACATCATGACGTGCTCGGACACCTGTACCTACGGGTTATTGTGGAACGGGCCGGGGGCACTTCAATTAAAGCTAAACAACTTCAACGGATACACCACCCAAGCCCACCTTCAGCCCGCCTTCGGAACTGTAACCTCCTCGGGGTCAACCATAACCTGGGCTTCCGGGAATAAGTTCCGCACAAACTGGGTCGGAACCACAATCTATGTAGGTAGCACGGCGCGTACCATCTCCTCAGTGGAGAGCGACACAGAGATCAAAACCACCGCACCTATCGGGGTACTTGGAGCGACGGACTACTACATCAGCAGCTCCTCTCAGGTCTCCATCATTTCGAATAACTTCGACGCCGGGGTTAACACGGTATATGGAATCCGCTGGACCGGCGGGGTGACTTTTCAGAACGCTCAGTTTGAATCCAACTTTTTCTCCAACTGGTTCGGCGTTAATAGTCACCAAGCGATTACTGTTGAAACGGGCACGAACCTCAACTTCTTCGGTATCAGAAACAACCAAATCCAAAGCGCCGGGGGGACTTCGACTTACGGAATCCGAATCCGTTCCGGGTACACGTATGCGATTCAGAATAATCAAATCGCGGGCTCCGGGACGGGGATTTCGATTGAGACGACTACTTTGTATCCGAAAGTCAGTGGAAACCAGTGTATTCTCATCGGAACTACGTGTCTAACCTCCACTGATCTAACGGCTGAGATATTCGACTCTCTCTCCGTAACTTACGCGGAGTTGTCGGCTTTAAACGGACAAAACGGTTCTCGGCTATACTGTTCCAACTGCTCCTCGACCTGCGCCACGCCGGGTACCGGGGCTATTGCGTCCCGTGTCAACGGCTCCTGGGTTTGTTCAGCCGGTACGCCATAGAAGTTCAAATGTCGCAATCTTTAACAAAAAGGAGATTATGTAATTTGTCATTCGCTGATGAAATCAACGTAACCCCGCAAAATTAACATGGGCACGCAAGAAAAATACTGCGTAGGCGATAATAAAGTCATGAGATTGTCCTGGCTAGTTGTAGCTATTACTCTTACCGCACACGCCCAGTCCTCTACAAAAATCACAATAGTTCCAAAACAGAACGATTCTGACACGGGCGTTATTGACTTCCGTGAAAAGTACGCCAACGGACAAAACTACGTCGGCTGGCAGGCTCCGGCGAACATCGCATCGTCCTTCCGCCTTCAACTCCCCTCCGCCCTGCCGGTAAACACCGGAACCTGCCTGACTGTATCCTCGGCGGGCATCATGTCCTTCGCCGCTTGCTCCGGCAGTGTTGTAGCCTCCGACTACGACTGGACGACAACGGTTAACTCGGTGAACGCCGGGACGAGGACTTTAACCCTAAGCCCGTGTCATATAAACGCCGCTGACACCACCTGGGCGATTCGCGTAAATGACGCGACGAAAAGTGAAGTCACCTTCCCAACCGGCGTGGGAACTTGCACAGTGGGCGCGGCTACTGGCACGGTTCAGGTCGTCTTAGTCAACTCCTACACGACCCCCGCGGTTTCTTCGGCCTCCTCCGGCCTCCAGGAAGCCTTCTACTCCTCCGACTCCGGCCATGTCAATGTCCGCGTTCGGAAAGGTACCTACTACGTCTACTCCGATGTCCTGACCGGCACCCGCGCGGTTAACGTCGCCTGTGACGGCCTGGGCGCGACCATCATGCCGATGGCGAATAATGTGAAGGTGTTTAACTCGGCCTCCGCGACAGGTATTCGAGTGTCGGGGTGTAATTTCAACAACGCGACTTCGAAGACGGGGACAGTGGCGATTTATTCGAACACGACGACCGGCGGCTCCTACGGCGCGGAGATTTCGGATAACTGGTTTTCGAACTTCGACAAGGCGATTCACTCCGCGGTTACCGTTGGCTGGGTTATTCAGGATAATCACTTTATCAACACAATTGCCGCGACCGCCGGGGTTCACTTCGAGGGTTTGTACAACGGAGACGCCGGGACGGGGCTTTTCACCGGCAACATCCTATCTTGCTCATCCACTTGCACCTACGGCGTTTTGTGGAACGGCCCGGGGGCTTTGCAGGTGAAACAAAACAACTTTAACGGCTACACGACTCAGGTTCACGCAGAGTTGAAGTTCGGAACCGCGTCGTCTTCCGGCAGCACCGTAACCTGGGTTTCTGGAAACAAATTCCGCTCTGAATGGGTGGGATCTTCAATCATCGTAAACGGGCTAACCGCGGTTATCCTCTCCGTCGACAACGACCAACAGATTACGACTTCGACAGCCATCGGATCTTCCGCGGCGGCGAATTACTACGTCGGGCCGACTTCGCAGGCGCAGATTATCTCGAACAACTTCGACTCTGGCGTGAACACGACTTCGGCGATAACCTGGGCCGGGCCGGTGATTTTCCAAAACGCCCAGATTCAGAACAACTTCGTCTCCAACTGGTTTGCGACTAACGGCTTCTACGCCTTCAACATCAACTCTTCCGGGCTGAACTTCCTGAACATCCTGGGGAATAATATTCAATCTCCGGCTTCGACTATCAATGTAGTAGGCATTCGCGCGGAAGCGGCGAATACGGTTTTAATCGACGGAAATCAAATTGTAGGCTCCGACACCGCGATCTCTGTCGGCTCAGGGGCCTCTACCGTGACTATTGGGACAAACCAATGTACGCTAAACGACACGGCTTGCGTGACCGATAACGGGCCGTCGACGACTCTCACCGTGCCCTGGACGAAAACGACTAACGGCGCGCGGATTAACGAGTTCCTAGGTGTGAATGTCGCGCCGGATACGAGTACGGAGTTGAAGATTGTGGGTAAGGATTCGACGTCGAATATCCTGATACAAGACGCCACCTTAGCCGGAATCGCGCAGTTCTACATGACCTCTACCTTCGGAGTCGTCGGAACTCAATCTAACCACGACTTCTTGTTCCAGTCAAACGGAAGCGGGCGCTGGCGTTTAGAGGCTGGGGGCGCGTTTCGTCCGGAGGCTCATAACACCTACTCCTTCGGAACCACCGGAAACCGCCCGAGTACTGTTTTCACGGTCAACCTGAATGCCTCGGGTACAATAACTGCGCCGAGCGGGAATAATGGACTAACCGGAACCATTTCTGTCCGCCGCGGGGACGATGCGGGGGCTTGTAACCTCGTTGTTTCCGGCGGTTTAATCACATCCACCACTTGCCCTTAAAGGAGAACATGTAAATTGTCATTCGCCGACGAGATTCAAATAACACCCCGAGAGTTTCTCGCAGGAGTTGTTGCCGCACTGTCACTCTGCGGGTCTCTGGCTTTTGGATATGGTGTAAAATCACAGCAGGTTTCGGAATTGCAGGTGATCGTGCTTCGTCATGACGCCGCGATTCAGGATCTGACAAAGGAGCTTACGCAGTTACGCTTAGTTGTAGCGGAGCTAAACGGCACCTTGACGAAAGGGAAATGATGATTGTACGTGATGAAGCGGCGTTGGATCGGTTGGCGGAGGAGGCTCTGATCGACCAGTATTTCGAACGTCTCGAAAAGCACAAAGAAGCCACTCTCAGTCAAGCCGTGTGGATTGACTCCGCCGATGACCCGACTTCGGCTGCGCGGCTAGCCACCGGGATGAACACGGACGAGTTCGAAAAGAAGGTCGCGCGTTTAAACGGTCGACTTCGTTTCCGCACTCTTCCGGCGAAACCGGATAAGCGGGTGGTCTTTGTCGAGCGCCGGGGTACGGCTATTCCGATTTGCGTTTACGAGAGTAACTGGTTGCCGGAGTATTCGTTACGGGCGCGGAAGACCGAGGTAGTGCAGAATTCGGACAACACTCTCACGACCCGCGGCGGGCACCTTCATCATCATTTGGAGAGAGCCGACTTCCCGACCTCTCACTGGGATGACGAAGCAGGTGAGTTTAAATTCGACGGTCTTCGGCCTCATGAAGAAGCGGTCGAACTCCCCTGGTCGGAGGTTAAACGCGGGTATCGGACGGTTCTTCTGTATCTCCTCGAAGCGGGCGAACTCGACCTGGACCAAGTCGAAACGACCTTCGGCTGCGGCTCCTCGCGCGGCTGGGCGGTTCATACAGGCAAACGCACGGATATCGAAGGGACGCCTGCGTGACGAAGAAGATGCTGACACCCAACTTCTCGGTCGATGAGTTCTCCTGCAAACACTGCGGTGTGTGCCGCGCGGAGATGTCGTTTGTTCGGATTATCCAGAAGCTGAGAGACGAACTCTCCCGGCCTTTGATAATCAACTCTGGCTTCCGATGCGCGGCTCATCCGGTTGAGAGATCGAAGCCCCCGGGGTCCTTCTCCGCGCACACGTATGGAATCGCGGCTGATATCGTTTGCCCGTCGCTTCCCCTAAAAGCTCTGTTCAACGCCGTCCTCCAACACCCCGAGTTAAAAGGCATCGGCGTGAACCCCTGGCAGAACTACATCCACGTCGACGCGCGCTCTAAACCCGCCCGTTGGGCCTACTCACGCATGGGCGGCACCGTCGGCTGGTCGGGGAAATGGGACGATCTGGAAGCGGCTACGGGGTTTTCTTTCAACAAGGTAGAATAGGCGTATGTCGGACAAAAATCAAATCAACATCTCGTCGGCCCCGGTTAAACCCCCGGTGAACGGGTCTTACGACCCTGAGCTAGCCGAGCTTCAGAAACGCCGCGAACTTCTTCAGATTCAGCAGTTGGAGCAGCAGTTGGCGCTTCAGCAGGAAGCCCTGGATGTCCAGGCGACGAAGAAGGCTGAAGGTCAGGCTCTTCGGCTCTCCACGGTTAAGCAGTTGGAGATTGGCAAGGCGGGCCGGAAGTATGCGCAGGATAACTGCCCGCACCTGAAGGAAAACGGTAAGACGGCGGTCGTCGGCCAGCGTGACTCCAAGCGCGTCTACCACTGGCTGTGTCAGAACTGCCAGAAAGAGTTCACCGGAGTCGACCCGATGACCGGCGGTCTCCCGATGCACCTGCGACCTGACCCGTCGACCGTCGGCGGTCCGGACTTCTAAAAATGGCCTCCACCTACTGCCCCATCGACGCATTCAACTTCTCCAAGGCGTTTATTAAGCTAATGCCCTTGGAAGAAGCAGGCCCGCTCATCCTCGACAACGCCATGAAGATGTTCTGGATGGCGGCTCCGTGGCGGTGGACTTTAGGTGACTTTCCAGTTGTTACTCTCGAAGCCTCCCGGGTTAACTACACGGTCGTTGATCCGGCGGACTTCTTGATGTTAGTTCCGGGGTCGGCTTACATTTCAGCCGGTGACTCCGATGTAGGCCGGGATATTGATGCGGTGGCTCACATTCACTCGTCGGTGAAACGGGTTTCGGCTCTCCCCACGCAAATGACTCACCCCGCGGCTAACACCGTTCGGGTGTCTCCGAAGCCCGGGGCGACCGTAACCTCCGGAACCCAGTTGATTTCGCTTTATAAGAAAACCTGCCCGGTCATCACCGCGGAAAACTCCCACACCGCGGGCGTCCAGGTATTCGACGACGAGTGGTTTCATGTCTTCGTAAGCGCCGTCCTCTACCAAGCGTATCTCTTCGCCGACGACGGACGCGCAGGCGGCGTTCAGTACACCGAAGGCGGGCAGGCGACTTTCACCGGCCAGCGGGGCGTTTTCGAGGCGAACATTAAGCATATGCGAGAAACCGAGCCCATGCTAATCCAGCCGTCTCCCCCGGTCGACACCGCGAAGAAGGGTAAGTAATGGCTATCACCTACAGGTACATCGACATCTTCAACATGATCCGCGGCTCTCTCGGTATGTCCGAGGAGGATAACAAAGCGGTCGCGATCTGTAACATGATGAACGAGAAGATTTGGAACTCGTACAACTGGCGGCAGTCGTTGGCTATCCTACCCCCGTTTGGCCTTGTCCCGCAGCAGCAGTATTATGGAGCCCCCGAAGTAGCCGTTCCGCCCGACTTCCAGGGCTTCAACCAAGCATTTCTCGCGCGGCCTACCGTAATTCCAGTGCAGAAGTTCGAGCTTCACACCCGCCGGGATCTTCGGGAAACACACATTCGAAACTACCCCACTTATATCTCCTACGACGGCGCGACCCAAGCCTTCAAACTCGACCGGCCCGCTCCAGACAACACTTCCGGCCATGAATGGATTATCATTGGCGAGTATAAGAAAAACCCGACGAAAGTAACCTCCTCTCTCTTCGGCACCCAACTTCTCCCCTACGACGACCGGCACCTATCCACCATGGTAACCGTAATGCGCTGGGCGGCAGGGGTCGCACAAGGTTCAAAAGACGTAGCCGACCGAGAACTCCTCGCAATCCGCTCGATCAACGACATGGCGGCGGCGGAAGGCTTCGAAATGGGCGATCCGAACATCGCTCCAGAATCCTCGCTAGTCCCCGGCTTCTCCAACACTCTAATCCCCGGCGTCTTCCCCTGGATATGACCTGGGAGGAGTTCGTGGCGCAAAAACCGGCTCGCGGGTTCGCCTCCGTCGACACGTTTAAACGCCGCTCCCTCCCCGTCTATTACCGCGTTCCGACACCAGTTAAAATAGGTGCAGGAGCTAATACAGATGTTCGTTGTGAAACCGGAAGACGTGAAGGTGGAAGAGAAGAAGCCGGAGCCTGTGAAGGCGAAGGAAAAGCCCGCGGTTAAGCCGCCGCTGGAGAAGTTTGAATACAACGGGCTCTGGTATGCGCCGGAGTTGAAGAAGTTCGTTGACCCGGAGACGGATGTTCCGATCTCCGACTTCACCTTCGAGCAGCCGGTTAGTCAGCAGTTGCTCCACCTACCCCCGGGTAACCCGGTTCAGTTTCCTTCCGAAGACACGGTTGATTGGGTTTTAGAAGTCGTGAAGTCCCTCCCGAACTTCTGGTACGCGCATAAGTATGAGGTGAAAACCCTCTTCTTCTCCGACTCCGCGAAGCAATGGTCAGTGGAGGTCACTAAGCGCGACGGGCGCAACCTCTCCTTCAACCCCGGTCTGTTCGCCGTCGCCTTAATCAAACACGGCGCGACGACTGTACTAAACGCCCTCGACGCTGAATTTCCGAAAGGCTAACCTCCATGGGACAGTTTACTCCGAGCTACCAACCGTCGTTTCAGAATTTCTCCGGCGACAGCGGCTTCTCCTCGAATTCCGACCCGGGGGAAACACCACTTGGAAGTGGTGCTCCTCAGGGAGGGTCCACCTCCGGCTTCAACGGCGCGTCGTTAGTCCAATCGAACGGAAACCCCCTCGGCGGCGTCTACTCCCAACCCGGACGATTCGGAAACCCCAACACCCCGCCGCCTCAGAATCAGAGTCAGTTCGGCAACCCCGGGTGGAAACCTTCGTACAACGCCCCCGGCGGCTACAACCCGCTTCAATACGCCGACGACAACACGGCGAATCAAATCGCGCAGGGCCTGGGAGGAACCGTCGAGCGAACAAAAACCCTCGGCCCCTTCGGCGACTTCGGTCAAAACCAAATCAGCTTCGGTAACGGCAACCAGTTAAACGCCGGTCTCGTAGGTGACCGCTACTCCAAATACGACCGCGCTACCGCCGACGCCATGACCATGGCCGAGCGAGATGCTGGCCCGGCTGTCACAAATCCAAACGCGGGGGCTATCTACCTAACGGGCAACCCGATGTTAAACCCGTCCCAAACCCCCGGCTACCACCCGCCGACGGCCCCCGTCACTGCCCCCGCCCAAAACCCCATCCTCGGCGGACCCGGATCTGAACCTACCTTAACCTCCCCCCAACCGGCAGTATCTACTCAACAGCCCGGGGGTAATCAGTTGATGCAGTTGTTGCAGTTACTTGGTATGGGTGGTCAGCAGCGGGCTCAAAATCGCCAACCTTATGCGAATTCTGGATACTATCCGAATCTTCCGCGAGGTGGGAATCAGATGGGCGCAATGACGCCTAACGGCCAGTTCTCTGTCTCCCAAGTAATCAACTCCGGAAACGCCCCCGCGCGTAGTAATGTCGGGACTGCTCCGACTTATAACGGAACTCCGCCGCGAGCCCCTAATCCGATTTACTCCGCCCCCAACGGCTTAACCCAGGAAGAGTATCAAAATTATCAAAACGCGAGAAATACACAACTTCAGCAAACCCCCACATTAGGCTCAACGCAAAATATGATGGCGACAAACGGAAATGACATGGGGCAACACCTCCTCTCCCTCCTCCTCGGCTTCTAAATGGCCCAGAACCAACAGTTCGACGTCCTCCAATTCGACAACCTCGAACTGCCGTATAACCGCGTCCTTCATCCGCTGGCTAAGACTCCACGTTTAGTCGGCGGGTATGACAATTACGTTACTCTCGGAGGGGCTTCGGTGAAACGGCCCGGGACGTTAACCGTCTCCCCGCGACCAGACCAGACACGCGCCGACCGCCTCTGGGTTTACCGGACGATGGAGGATGAGCCGATCACCTACCTCCTCGCTTCGATCAAAGACTCCGGAACCGGCCTCTACAGCCTTTCCTACTGCAACATAACCACCGACCCTACCACCTGGGTATCCGCGGGCTCTTACCGTTCTATAAACGCCTCTGTGACGCCACATGAAGGAGTCGCGGCTCGTGGGCGGTTTTACATAAAAGCCTTCCCGGGGGCGTCGACCGGGGAGAAGCTCGGTTCGGTGATCTTCGACGGGACCGGCGGAGTAGTGACCGTCCGCCCGTGGGGAGTTCTCGGCCCGACCGTAGCCGCACGTTTAAACGCTGTGGTGGGCAAAGTCACAACCGCGCTAACCGACACAGCCACGACCGTCTCCTGGTCGACCGTCGTCAGCACCTTCCCGGTCGTCTACCCGTTCACCATCCAGATCGAGTATGAAGAGATTACGGTCACCTCCCTCGCCTCCCCCGGGGTATTCAACGTAACCCGCGGGGCTAATGGGACTACAGCCGCGGCTCATGACGTGGGGACTTTGATTGTCTACCGCTCGGGCTGGGCGACTTCGTCCCACGCGGTAGACGTCTCCCAAGGGTGGTTCTACACCTTCGCTTACAAATCGCTGACCGGAAATGTCTCAAACCGCGCGCCTCTCGAAGAGAACCCCGACTACCCGCCTTCTGGAACCGGGCCTTTTAAAAATCTCTGCCCGAAAATCGTCCTCGATCTAACCGGCTCCGATACCGTCAACTTCCCTACTATTTGTATCTACCGAACCACCGACGGCGGCGGGACTTTCTATAAAATCGACGAGGTCACGAACACCGGGGCGTCTCTCACCTACGAAGATAAGACATTCGGTTCTGGTGTAGCTGGAACGACAGAAAACGACCCGGTGCCCGACGCCTTCATAAACACCGCGGAAGTCGCTCCCTCGCTAACCTCCAACTCCCCGCCCCCGTCTTGCGCCGCGCCGAAAGTCGTCGGTGTTGACGCCGTTCAACAATCCTCCCCACTCGCTTACTACCAAGGTCGTATCTGGTACTGGATTGAGAACATCCTTTACTACTCCGCGCAGGAAGAGCTAACCGAAGGAATCCCCGAAGAGTGCTTCCCCTCAGGTCTCTTCGGTAACTTCTTCCGCCTACAAGAAGAAGGCCAGAATATTCTCGCGACTAACTCCGCCCTCTACTCCTGGTCGGAAACCACCACCTACATCCTCACGGGGTCGACGAAGGAGACGTTTAACATCCAGCCGCTGTACGACAACTACGGCGCGGCTATCAACCAGCATCGTGCGGTAACCCGCTACGGCTCGAACGTCGTCTTTCTAACCGGCGACTTCCGCCTCGCTGTAATCCGCGACCCGGGGGCAAAACAACCCGACATCATCTCCGACCCCCTATACGACGACTTCCGCCAAATCCTCGAATCCAACGACGAAACCTACTTCGACATCGAATACTGGGCGGATTTGGAGAAAGAATGGCTCGTCGTCTCCCTCTGCACGCCGCTAAGCGTAGAAAACTCCCGCGTCTACGTCTACGACATTAAAAAGTCTCAACAAACGAACTCCGACTTCTGGAACACCCCCTGGACGATTCCTTTAACTGCCCTAGCCTCCGGCATTATCCCCTCCACCCCGTCGGAGCAAAAACGCCTTCTTCTTTATCTAACCGACTCCACCGAAAACTCTTGTATCAACTACATCGACCCGCGGGTTAACGTCGGCACGGACTCCTTCAACGGCGTTCAGCGGCCCTATGGCTGGCAGATTCGGACCTCTCTCCTAACCAACCCTCCCGGGAACCACGTTAACGCCCTCCGCGAACCCGCCCTCGACCCCTTCCTCTACGGCGTCACCTACGACCGCACGCTCTACCCCGGGGATCTCGACCCCTCAGTCTTCCTCTACGTCGACGACTATTGGACGACGCCCGAATCATTAAGCTACGTAAACCCTCCTTCCCGCCGGTCCGCCTCAAAAGGCTACGCTTCTAGACTACTAACTCGCCTCGGCGTCGGCCACCGTTTCGCCGTCGAAATGCAGCGAGACGCCACCGCGGACCTAATCGAAGTCCTCAACCTCGCCTTAGTCTTCCAGCCCGAAGCCGGATCGGGGCCGTGATGCGCTTCCTCATCGTCCTCTACCTCGCCCAAATAACCAGCGCGACCCAAGCGGACATTGTACCGGACGTCCTCGCGTTCGAAAAGCACTGGACGCCCTTTCTCTACAAGCTCGCCGGGTGCGAACAGAACCGGACTTTTGCGCCGCCAGTGTGTGACAAATCGAAGCGAGAAATGGATACCGTTCTATTCTTAAAAGCGCGAAAAGCCGCGGCTAAACTCTTCGACCTGAAGGAGCCGGGTTAATGGAATACAACCGCGAAGACCAATTCAGCCTCGACCGGCTTATAAACCGCGCGAACGCCGCGGAGGGAACTTCACTACCCCCTCAACAACGCGGCTTCTTCCGCGTCCCTTTCGTCTCCTCCGTCAAAGTAAGCTCGCCTTCCCCGACCAAATACATCGTCTCCTGGCAGGAACCGGAGGGGTTTACGGGGAAGATCTCCGGCTACAACGTATATTACTCCGCTTCCGGCGACATCCGCGAGCCTATCTTCGTAACCGCGGCTTCAAAATCCCCCGCGACGGTTCGACTACTCCTACCTTCCGGAACCCGAATAACCTTCTTTGTTCAGACACAGCTAAACAGCGGCTTTGTCAACAACCCCGCTTACTCCCCGACGGCGACAATACCAGCGGCCTAGAACGGTAGAATAGATGTGAGGTTACACATCTATGGCTGGTAATTCGACAAACGCGGGCGGCGGCGACATCTCTTCGATGATTTCGTCCTTCCTCGGACCTCTCGGGTCTCTGGGAAATCTATTCGGCGGTGTTATGTCGGGTATTTCCGGCCAGCAAGCTCTCGACTGGCTACACGGGGCCTATGCGAATAACCTGAACTTTGGCCGCGGTCAGTATGAAAACTGGCAGAACCAGTTCAACAACGTCTTCAACCCGGCGCGCGATCAGGCTTTAGGGGCTGGCGACCGCTTCTCGCAAATGGTCAACGGGGCGCTTGGTCCGTACATGGACAACGCCGCGGGGCTCTCCGGTCAAATCCCCGGCCTCTTCTCCCAATACGGCGGTTCTTACAACAATGACCAAATCAGCGGCGCGTCAGGGGGCCTAGCGGAACTCCTCGGCGGGGCTAACTCCATTTTTGGAGACCGCGGCTGGACTCCGCAGAACTACGCCCTCTTCGACCAAGGTCAGGGTTTCGCGACGGGCCAAAACGACCCGATGCGGGCTTTTTCGAACCTCGGCCAGGACTTGCTAAACTCCGGCGGTGGGACGGATCTAAACCGCGGCTACCAGGACCGGGCTCTGGACGCCGTCAACGCCGGGGGTATCACGGACATCCTCCGATCCGTTCTCAGCGGCGCACAGGGCATCCAGGCGCAAGGCGGGACCACTCAGGGCTCCCAAGCTGGGATTCAGCAGGCGCTTTCCATGCTGATGAACGGCGGGGCAACTTCTGGAACCGGCGCTTTGGACGCCGCGGGTATGAATGCACTGGCGGGAAATCTCGGGGTCGGTGGTTTAACGAATACCGGCGCGGTCGGTGAACTGGCGGCTCTCCAGGGTCTTCAGGAAGGTGGCGCGACGGCTACTTCTCGGGCTTTGCAGCAGAAGGCATTGGAGATCCTCCGAACCAACCCGACGATGACCTTAGAAGACGCCGTATCCGCCGCTCGTGATGCTGCCGCAACTGCCGCCGCTCAACAGGGTGAGTCGGTTCGAGCCCGCGCTTTAGCTCGTGGTGGAGGTCCGGGCTCCATTGTCGCATCCGGTTCTCAGAACCAAGGTATGGCGGACTTCGCGGACCAGTCCCTCCGAGCCGAAGCTGCCGCTGGTAACGACGCCCGGGCGAAACAGCAGGGTGTTCTTATGGATTATCTGAAAACCGGCGCGGGGATGGGAGAAGCCTCGGGGAACCTCGAACGCGGGACTCTCGGGACTTACGCCGATCTACTCAAAGGACTCGAAGGTGTCGCCGCTTCTCGCTTCTCGACCGGCGGGGACTTACTCGGCAAGGGAACCGCTCTGGCAACCGACCGCGCGAACACCGGCTTCTCGGGACTCGGTAACTTAGAGAACCTCCAGACGAACCGGCTACTTGAAGCTCTGAAACTCCAAACCGGTGCCCAAGGGGCGGCGACTAACAACGCCGGGACTCTCGGACAACTCGGCCTCGGCGCTTCCGCTGACCAGACGAACCGAATGAACCTCGGCGGGAATTTCCTGTCCAACTGGCTGAACACCGCGCTAAAAGGCTCCGAACTTTCCGGCGCGGCGAATACGTCGGCGCAGAACTACGGACTCGGAGCCGGGCAGTTAGCGGGAAACGCGGGCAGTAATCTCGGCCAGCTTGGTATCAACGCGGGGCAATTGGGGCAATCGAACTTCAACACCCTCTTCAACGCAATGAACCAGGGGATCAACCAGCAAGGAAACGCGCTGACTAACGCCATGTCGGGTCAGCAAAACCTTAGTCTTAGCCCTCTCCTCAGCCTCGGTCAACAGGCGGGCAACCTCATGAACACCTTCGGGAACAACACCTCTAACCTACCGGGGCTCTCTGGCACTAACAACGCCTGGGCTCCGCTGACTTCGCTACGACCGTCGGGAGGTAACTAATGGGCGGGATGATTGAACAACTTCGCTCGCTCGGTCTTGATATGCCGAGCGAAGACCAAGGACCGGGGCTCGGGGGAATGCTCGGTCAGCCGCAGGAACCGCAGGAAGATCCGATGGTGATGTTTCAGCGGACGATGGAAGAGAATGCGCCGCTAATCGCTGCATCTCGTAACGCCGCGTTGAAAACTCCGCGAGAGCGCGAGCAGGAGATCTACAAGCAGAAAATCCAACAAATGTTTGGTGTAAAACTCGGCGAGAAGAATCCGAAATGGCGTTCCGTCATGCGGACTATTTCTGAAGGTATGGGCGCTCTGGCTGGCGGGGCTAACGGAACCCCGACGATCCGGGACAAAGCTCGTCGCCAAGCGATGGAGGATTATAAGCTCGAAAACGAGGTCTTAGGTAAAGACTCCACCGCCACCCTCGCCCGTATGGGTCAGGCGGCGCAGCAAGCTAATGTGACGAAGATTGCTCAGATGAAAGACGCGACGGCCAAGGCTCTGAACGAGTTAAGAAACTCCCCGCTGACGCCCAAAGGAAAGCAATTGCTCGCAAAAGCGGAACTTGACCGGAAGATGGGAAATTACGCCGACGCAGGTGTGGCTCTACGTCTCGCGCAGGCCGAGAAGACTGACGCTCAAACCAACGACATTGGTAAGACCAATGATATTCGAAACGCTGAGTTCTTTGGCGAAAATAAGGACAAACTAGGCATTCTCGGCATGGTAAACGCTGCCAAAGGGGTTCGAATAAAGAATCCCGGCGAGGGTGAATATACGACAATCCCCGGACGTCGATGGCAAGCAGTCGTAGGCCCCGGCGGTAACTTAGTGGATCGCGAGATGCCGACTGAGCGCATAGTTAAGAAACCCAGCGGATTCTCAAACCTCGACGAAATCAACCGTCTTTTTCAAACCGCCGGAACACCAGCCACGACCGCCGGGGCTCCTGCACAAACAACCTCGCCCAACGGAGACACCGGAAAGCCGGTTGTATCCCCCTCTCCTGCACGCCAAACAACAAACCCCAACCCCGCACCCGCGGCTCCATTACTAAACCGCAACCCGCAGCCGCCGGAGAAAGAAAATCACGGGGCCTTCTCCGCGACAGAACAGCAGCTTGAGCGCAACCTTGAGCGGAAAGGCATCGTCTTCGGGCGGGACAAACAAAAAGCCTACGAAGGTGTAAAGGAGCAAACCCGCGGCAGTCGCAGTGTTGTAGGCTCCCTCCTAGGCACCATGTTCACAACCGACTCCGAAGGCGTCCCGGTTCTAGAAAGCGCAACCGGCGGAACGGGTATTTGGAATCAACTCACTGGACGCCGGAATGGTAAAGTCGGCGGGGCTATCACCGTGGCAAATCAATCGCTACGAAAAGTCAACGACGACTATCGAAAATGGGTTACCGGACAAGGCGCGGGTATGCCGGAATTGAAACGGCTGGCCGAACGCTACCCAGCTATTGGAGAGCGCGCGAGTATGTACGAAGGTCCGGAGTACGCGGTTCAGAAGGCTCTCGCAATGCACTTCATGACATCGCTTCAGAAGTATCGTTTACTCCAAGAAGAAGCCGCGCCTAACTCCCTCGGCTCGTTCTTCCCGGAAAAGGAAGTTGGCGACCGTATCGACCAAGTTGCGAATTTGTATAAGAAAATGCGGGACATCTTACCGAAAACCCCCTCTAACCAGCGATCTAAAGTTGCGGCTCAATACCGGGGCTTGATCGAAAAGCTCTCCGACCCGATGGCCCTCTACGCCGACCTCTACACGCAGCAGTTCGGCGATCTAAAGAAAGCTCCGAGGTACTAACCGATGGCCGAAGATCCTCAGCAGAAAGAATACCTCCACTGGGATAAGGAGAACAAACCCGTATACATCGTCGCGCCCGATCCGAAAGCGGCGAAGGCAAAGGCGATGTCGTTGTTTCCGCAACTCGGACCTCTTCGAATGGGCGACCCAGACGCCTTAGCGGAAGCTGAAGCTCCAGATCCCCTGAGCCCTGCGAATGCCGCGACTATGATGCCTGGGGAGGAGAATCGCTATCTCCGCCGGGGTATGGAGTTCGGTATTCCCGCGGTTATGGGAGGGATGAAGCCGAGCGCCTTACTGGGCGGCGCAGCGAACGCAGCTATTGGTGAAGGGATGGATCGTTTAAACAACGGCAGTCCGACTAACTACCGTCCCATCACCTCGGGCGACTTCCTTTCCGAACTAATCGCCTCGATTCCCGGCGCGGCTGAATCGGGTGGCCTACTAAAACGCCTCGGGCCTCTCGGGGAAAAACTCGCTACAACCATGGGAAATAACCCGGTCGCAACAAATGCTCTCGCCGGAGGCGCGGCGGGTACGACTTCTGTTATAGGAAGTCAAGACGACAGTTCCCCGGCACTCCCGGGCATCCTGGGAACCCTTGTCGGCGCAGGCGCAGGGGGGCTCGGTAAGCTGGTTTCGAATAAAATGAAAGCGGCTCCGATCATCGCAGAGGAGCAGGCTCGTGGATTGGCGGATAACCTCGCGCCTTCTAAACTCCTACCGGGAAGCCGTGGAACCATGCTGGACAACGCGCCGAAGATGCAAGCCCTGGCAGATGCGTCGGATTATATCGAACAAACGACTGGATTTAAAGCGAAACTCGGCGACGAGACAAATAAAGTTACGTTAGGGCGAATCGGGCCGCGAGGAAAAGCCGCGCAACAGGTTACCGCCGCGAACAAGTCATTGGTGACAGAGAACCAACTTGAAGCCACCCGACGGCTCATGGAGTTCCGCGCGAAAAACAATCTCCAGGGTGAGATTTCGGAACTCGTCAAGCAGCGCGCTAAATTCCAAACCGCAGATTCGCCAACAGCGAAAAAACTCGATGCAGAACTTGCTTTTGCGAAACAAAAACTCGAAGCACACACCGAATTGGTGACTCAGCGTCGGGCAAATAAAGCGCCGGGGGTCGCGAAGGCGGAACTCGATCTTACGAAAGCCGAGAATTACCAAAAGTCCCTCGACCGAATCACCTCACGCGCTCGCAACGCTCAGGAGAAGGCCGAGATCGAAAAATACGCCGCGCAAGCCGTCTTTGACGACATCGGTCAAAAAACCGGCTTCCACCCGAATGATCTAACACCGCAGAAACGAGCCGCGGCTAAATGGCTTGCTTCAAACCACCCGGATGTGATTGTCAAAGACTTCTTCGACCACCCAGAAAAGTCGGTCGAGCGGGTCGAAGGGATGGTTCAGTTGTTTGGACCGAAATCAGCGGAACACACGGCGATTAAGAACAAAGTGATGTCTCACATGTTCGAAACCGCGGTGGATATCAATGATTCGGTGAGTCCAGGTAAGGCGCTCTCTGGAAAACGCTTCGGTGAGCAGCTCGCGAAACTACCGAAGGAGACTGTCGACTACCTCTTCGATAACCCGAACGCCCACCAAGTTCTCGTCGGAGTCGAAAAACTGCTCTCCTCGGCTGAGAAATCGCGAAACAACCCAAACGCCCTTCGCGTCGTCCTCGGCATGGGCGGCGGTGCTGGAATGGCCGGGGCAGGATACTACGCGGCTAATCGACAGAGTGCCGAAGAAGACATCCTGTCGAAGCCGGTATTAATCGCCCTTGGAACCGCGGGGGTGCTGAAAAGCTACCAGTCGATTCCGAAGTTCGTCGAATCCATGCTCTCCACCGACAGCGTCTTCTCGTCCGCCCTCCGGAGATATGCTTCGAAGCAGACCCCCGGAGCCCTGGCGAATGTCGTGGCTGCGGCTAATGCCTTCCGAACCCGCCCCGCACCTACACAAGAGCAAAAGCCTTCTGCTCCGTAACAACCGGCGGGCGTTCGACGTCGGCTTTATCCAGCCGGGGGACGAAACGCTTGTCGGTTCTGGCGTAGCGGACGCGGAGATCCTTATGCTCGTTAACCGTTAGGTGCATATCCGGGGGCTCCTCCCCCTGTCTCGGCTGAATCCGCATGTCAATTCGCCAAGCCTGATGAGCCGTCCCCATTCGATCTCCGCGGTGACACGCGATTAGTGTATCCGGAAAACCCGTCCAGGCTGAGGCTCCACGGAAGTTGTTGAAGTCCAGCGGGTCATAACCTTCCAAATTCTGCTTACCCTTCGGCGGCTTTCCGAAGTGATGCGCGAGAACAATGGAGAGGCCGAGTTCCGCATACTCTTTTGTCAGCCTATACATACTATGTCCGATCTTCGTGATAGCGACGTTATCATTCTCGTCACAAGAAAAGAGCTTTCCGATTGGATCGAGTATAAGAACATTCGGCTGCGCGTCATCAATATGACGGCGGATCATATCCAACCCCTTCGACGTATCCACCGTTAGATCCATGTCCTTCGATACAAACCAGAGTCTTTCCCGGTATATATCAACCGGAAGATCCTCCAGCATCGGCGACATTCTCGTTTGTAATCCGTATTCACCCACCTCCTGGTCTATTATCAATACTCTGGATTTCTTCGGAACTGACAGAGTCGGGGCTAGGAAGGGGGACTCGCCGGAGACCAAAGCGCGAGCTAACGATCCTAGAATTAGAGACTTACCGATCTTCTTTTCACCGCCGAACAGGGTAATGCCCTGCTTCACGATAATCGCTGGCTCTACCCAGGCAGGAATACCTTCAATAGGGCGCTGAAGAAGATCGTACACTCTCTCCGGCTTTGTCGTTCGCGCCGCCGGGGCGGTCGTCGACAATGGTTTGAGAGTCATAGGTTACAAGTTTACGCAGTTTGAAAAATCTCGTCGCGCCGCCTTTTATAATCGTCTCGCAAATGCTCCTCGCGATGGTGAACTCGACAGAGCCACTTTACCTCTAGCGGTTTTGTGTAATCCGGATGATGAGCTTCAACCCGAATCTCCGTCCCGCAAACCTCACAAGGTTGCTTCTTCAGAAGTCCGCGTCGAACTGCACGCGCCACCGCATTACTCGCATTTACTTTTTCCGGGTGTTTCGCTCGCCGCTGTCGAGTGGAATTGATAGCTGCTTGTCGCCCGCGTTCGGATTGACGGTACGCCAATTGCGTTCTTTTTCGCTTCTCATGATTCCGAAGACCCGAGATCAATGCAATCCGCCGCGTCTTTTCTGGAAACTTTGCGCGCCGAAACCGTTGGTAATCCAACGCGCATGTTTTACAAGTCGTTTGGCGACCTTCCGGATCGCGGGACAGCAAACTGTACCCGCTTAACGGTTTGTCCACATAACAATTCCGACACACCCTCGTTGGTTCATTCGTTGTCATGGCTCTACTCTACCGTGACTCCGAGGGAGGACGCAAGCCCTTTTATCGCGCGGCGGACAGGTCCGGGTTCTTCGTCGAGGGGTTCGTTTTCCACCACTTCTTCGGCGAAGAGATTTAACTGCCGCGCTTCGAGTTCCTGCTCCGCCGCTTTTAAAACGCGCCAGTTACGGAGAATAACGAAGTAGTTACACAGATCAATAATCGTATCGTCGAAGGCTTCGTCGGAGAACTCTCCGTCATTATCCTGCTCCAGCGCGTTCTGAAGTCGCGACAACTTATCCCCAATCCGCGTCATAATCCCCTGCTCAACCGTCGTGTTAGCGAAAGCCGCGCCTCGCCGGAAGTTAAGAAACGGATCTTCTTCCGTCGCGTACTTCTTCGTCCGTTCGAGGACTATTGAGATCGCTTTCTTGTACATCTTGGCGATTTCCTCCAGATGCCACTGCTTCACATCCTGCTTCACGTCTTCCATTTTCCATCTCCTGTTCGATTAAAAATTGTTCACACTGCCAGTCGAAGACACCTAACCACGCGCCTCGACACCCACTACGAAGGTACTCTGAAGCGCAGAGCTTCTGAGCTTGCCGGGCATACTCCAGTGTGCCCTTATTATCCCGCACTGGAAAGCGCCCCACGCTCTCCGTCTTTCGCAAAATTTACACAAGCAAACTCACCTTGCTCCTCGCGAGCTACCTTGTCATACCAGAGCGCAGCTTCTAGCTCAGTGCGAAAAGTCGGCGACACACGAACTGGGTGTTGCCCAGGTTTTAGATTTCGAATCCGGACACTCGCCTTCCAACCTTCGCGTTTATACATTGTGCGAAAAACGCCTTTATACTGACTCGTACCGCCGGGTATCTTTGTTCGGTTGCGCTTATTATCCGCGGGCGCACAGACACGCAAGTTTCTTCGCCGATTGTCGAGAGTATCACCATTTCGATGATCCGCCCAGAGATGAGACGGGGCTTCTGTCAAGTAGCGCTGAAGTAAAATTTCACGCTCTCGTCCATATTCCTCCGAGAATAACATCGCCCGAACGTACACGTAATTCTTGACGAGGTGCCGCTTCCATTTCACTAACTTGATCCGGGGAATATCATCAGCATCAATCCGGACCTTCTCTCCAGTGTCGAGCAACATGTAATCGCCATCTTCGTCGACCCCGAACTTGTTTGGAGTTATTGGCCTCGCCATTAAATCACCACCAGTTTAGTCGCGGGTCGCATCTTCCGCCCGTTGTAAAACTTCCCGGACGGCGAAAAGAAGCTGTGATTAAACACCGACGTCACGGTGTAGTTGAACACACCCGACGGCCAGAATTGAAAAACGGCGAATCCTTGCTGCCAGGAACTCGGCGAACCTTTCAAATACGGCTGGCGATACTCACACAAACACGGGAGACTCTCGCCAATCTTCGTCGAATCCGGCCCGTGGTGACGCATGGAGACAAGCTCGCGCCTGTGCGTGTGGCCCATAAAGACATTCGTCCCATAGTCGCGCAAACCCGCGGCACACTGACCTCGACCCGATCCGATACCGTGGATAAAAGTGGCCTTCCCGATCTGGAGAATCTCGTTCGAACTCCAGTATTTGATGTACTTCACAAACTTCGGGATGTGAAGCTCCAGGTTGATGAAACCTTCAAGTTCCGGCTTCGCCTCGCGATAGCGAACTTCACGATACTCATGGTTCGCTTCGATGAGGTAGAAGTCTTCTGGCTTCCCGGTCGCGGCGTAGTGTTGCTCCAAGACAGCGTTTCCAGCACGGTAGTCATCGAGAAGTCGCTGCCCTTCCACGAGCTTCAACTTCCCTTTGTTGTGATCCGAAATGACATTCAGATCGTAGTTATCTCCGGCGTGGATGTAGCCATCCCAGGGGCCTTCGTCCTCCATGAACTTGACAATTGCGTTGTTCGTAAAGAGGTCGATTCCAGCGACCTTACCCTTCTGCATGAGGACGTGGGAGTCGGAACAGACAAAGTATCTTTTAGCTCGCATCTTCTTCGCCCTCCGCAAAAAACACGTTTAACACTTCAACCGCCGGAACCTTCCGATCCGCGGCTGCTACAGTCGCCGAGTGCGTCAACAACGCGCAGGAGAGCAGGATGACAACTGCTTCTGAAGGGCGGAGTAGTTCTTCTTCTAACAACGTCTGCCTCATCGGGCCGTAAAAGGCCCGGGTGTACTGAGCTAACCGCCGCAACCTATCCTTCGGCGGAGCTTCCTCCGACCCCATGACAAGCGCGATGGCGTTGTTTATAGCGACTTGTACGTCCTTCGAAGACGCCGGTTTTTGATTACTTGCCATTAGGCGAAAGCTCCTTTTCTAACTTTTCGAGGCGGGTTTTTAAAACGCCGTATTCGATCTCAACGCGGCTCACGGCGAAGGCTTGGGTGAGGATGGCGATCCAGGTGATGAAGAAGACGAGGCCGAGAATAATCACGCGGGCCTCCGCGGTTCCCGGTCAGTTAGTTCAATCGCTACCAGGATGAGGATTAACACCGCGGCTATTAAACCGAGGGGTGTCATACCAAACTCCCATCCACATGTTCCTTCGCCGAATTCCAAATCATCTTCAAACCTCCAGGATTTAACTTCGCATCGAACCCGCCGTAGTTAGCCCCCCGCTTAACCTTCCCCGGGGCTTTAAACCCGGGTAACACGGAAGTTTCTCCGAACATCGGGGCGATGAACTCGCGGACCTTTCTGTCCGACCAGCTTCTGTTCACAGCATACACCAAAGAGTCGTGTACTTGCAAGAGGGGGAGAGTTTTATTTTCGCGGATACAAGCGAGCATAGTGGCCTGGGCGTGAACGGCTCCGAGTCCTTGTCCTTTAAAGGCGAGCCCGACTTTGGCGTTGTCCCGGGGGGAGCCGTTTAAACGCAGGAATTGGGTGTTCGGAAGATCGACGTAACCTTTCGATTCGATTTCGTCGAGCGTCTTAATCTGCCATTCGCGGATTATCCGGAGGTCGCCGCCGAAGATGAGGTCGTCTTGAATCTCCAGGGCTTTCTTTCGTGACTCCCAGGACTTGTCGCCGAAAAGACGTTCTGCTAGATTCGCCCCAGTAAACCCCACAATCCCACCCCCGTACTCCCACGCCTTCGTCAACCACGGCACGTACTGCGGCGTGTATAGCCGAATAGCCCCCGCGGCGATTTCTCGTTGCGTGGTGGGCCTCATAAGGTCAGCGCCGGTGTATATCTGCAAACCCTCCCCGTACTGCCCGCCGTAGACGACGGTTTTAACGATATCCCGAGCCTCACCCCCGGCTATCTGAGCCGCACGGTCGAAGCGGTCGCCACCTTGTTCGACGATGAACTGAAGAGCGTCTCCTTTTATCGCGCCGATGTCAAAACCGGCTTGGTAAAGAACGTCGCGAAGCTCCAACTGCCCAAGGTCGGCGTCGATGATGTCGAAGTCTGGATCGTGCGGAACAATTGCCGCTTTCACCAAAGATCCCCACCCGCGCGACGGAATGTTCTGACACTGGTGGGTTATCGAAATTTTTCCCTTCCGCCGAATGACGATACACCCCGTTGAGACCTTACAGCAATGAACCGTCTCAGTCGAAACATAATGATCCTTCTCTCGAATCGTCATGTTTGTGAAGTCTCGATCTAAAGCAACGCCAATTTTATGCATCGTTTGCCGAGGAAACCGGCGCGGCGTAATTGTGAAACTGCAACGTCTGCCTGTCAACGCAAAGGCAATCTGCAACCACTCGGCATTTTCCCGGACAACCGAGCAATAACTTAGCCCCGAGCCGTCCCAGTAAAAACATTCTTCCGCGAACAACTTCAACTGAGCCGCTGTGAAATTCAGAAGCCAGGGTCCGAATCTCTTATCCGCCGTCAAGTACACTAACACCCTCTCCGTAACAGCAGACTTCGGGAGATAGAAAACCGTCACCCCCGGCTTCTTAAACCGTTTTGTGTAAGGGCAGTCGAGTTCTTTCAGGATCTCCTCTAAGCGGAGAATCTTTCGAGCTTTCGTAAAGCCAAAAGTTATTGTGCTTCCGCCTGAGAAGTACCCATCCGCCTGAGTCGCGACAAGAAAACGAATCATCGCATCGCTATCTACAGCGCCTTGCCCGCCAACATACTGCCCCGCCTGCACTTGCTCAACCTCTGACGGATAAACCGCCGCCTTGCGAGTATAAAACTCCCCAGTTCGCCGATGCCGCACAAGACAATCGTGGTCTTCTGTCACACACAAGTCGACCTGTGCGTTATACAAATGAACCATCTTATTAGGCCCCGCAACCGAAACCCAGCTTTCTGGCTCCTCGAAGTGAATTGCATACGTCTTCGGGTCAAACGTCGCAACTTCCGGCTTCGACTGAACCGCATCTTCGAAGGACATCCACCCGGAGCGAGTTAAAACCTCCGTATCGCCAGAAAAACAGTTCGGACGCGAAGACGATAGACGTCCGGTCGATGTACCCACATAAATAAACCGAGGATGCACACAACTTTCCTTGTCGAAATATTTCTCATCGAACCAGGAATCGACATTTTTTCCAGATCCTTTGTATTGATCGAGCCTGTGGAGTGCTGATAGGACTTCTGGCAAGCTATCCGCTTGATCGAGGTCATCAATTGATGCGAACCCAAACCTCGCCGCCGTAACCTCCAAAGCCTTCCGGATATCATTCTTTTGGTTCGACTTTAGCGCGATTTTCCGCTGTTTGAACCAAGCCTCGACTTGTTGCGACGACCGGGGGTTAAACGGAACCGGCTCACCGTCGTCGCCTGCGGGGAATAGACCTTCGCGAAGAGTTTCAAGGTTCTCGGAAAACTTCGCTACAAACTGCCGGTCGATTTTAACTCCCCGCGATTCCATTTTGTGGAGGTAGTGCGCGAGTTCCGCCCGCAACTCATACGTCTTCCAGTTGAAGCCGCGCTTCAACAACCGCTCGCGGTTGACTAGGAAGACTTCTAACCCAGCCCAGGCGTCGACGGCGCAGTAGGCAAAAGGCTCGTGGTGCGGACAAGGGCCGTGGCAGGCAGAACCTCGACACTCCTTCCAGTTCGGAATATCGACGACGAGAGAGGCGGCGGTGTAAAGATCCATGAAGCCCATCGCGCCGGAGTCGTCGGACTCCTCCTTGCCGGGAGCTTTCGTTAAATGCGAATTCTCGAACCAGTGAATGAGCATCGAATCATCCCACCATTCTAGCGGGGAGTCGAAGCCTTCGACAGCATCGAAAACAGGCTTATCTGCACCGAAACCAGAATGTGCGACTAAGCGAATTCCGGAACGGGCTGCATCTTTAATGTACGAGTGCAAAGTTCGATCATACCGTCCGCCATACGCCAGATCCCGTACCGCTATTCCCGTAATGGTCGGCGAGTGATAATTCCGGAACTCGTAATCCAAAGCGAGCAGCCCGAGTTTTTCTGAGCGGCGCAAAACTTCCTTGAATCCAGCCGTGTCGTGAACTATTTTGGGGAAAAAGGACTCTTCTAATCCCCTTACAGAAGTCCCGGGGAGATCAAGAAGCGATAACTGAACCGGCGCGTTATCTTGGTTGATTAACGAAAGTTTTCTCGATCCCATCTACCTGAACCCTTCTTTCCGAATCCGAGCCTCGAACGGCCAGCCATCTGTCGTCCACCAACTTCCGCGCCATCTCTTCGAACCACCTTTCAGATGCCCAGCTACGATGGAGAGGACTTCGGACCCGAAGAGAACTGTGACTCTCTCACCGCGGTCGACGAAACGCCAAGCCTTTTCGACATCACGTTGAATGATGTACTTGAACGCCCCCACTTCAAGGACTGTGTCCACATCCAGCGTAACAAGAAAAAGAGTCGGTGTCCAGTCGATTAACCCGCCGTTATCCAATAGCCCGTTTTTAAACGCCGAATTATCGAACTGCCTGCAATTTCGCTCCGCCGCACTCTGTTGAGTCCCTGTCGGATAAACGTAGCGAGGTCCATTTCTTGTATTCATTCGCCGAGGCATACACCGGATTGTGTGACAGAGAGCGACTTCGTCCTCCGACCTACCCAGATCAGTAATCAGCAACTTTCGGAGGACGTCTCCAAACGGACCCGACAAAGGCCGTTGCTCCTGACAATCGTCCTTCCGCGGATGAGAAAAGACGTAGGCGATGTTCGGCGCGGCTGGAAAGTGGTCCGGGACGAAAGCCGAGCCTACAAAATTGTAAGCGCATAGCTTGCAAGTCTCCGGCTTCTGCCTTACGCCAGCCGACTGCCATTCTTGCATCTTCTTATGCACCGCCCCGGCGATTGGAGGGGGTTTTAGAAGTGGGGGAGCCGGGGCTATTTTAACGAGCGGTTTGAGGGGGTTCATTTACCTACCTTGGGGAAAAAGAAAAGCGGCCCGGGTAAGAGCCGCTTTTTAAATTTACACTACTCGTCGTTTAAACGGCTTAGTTGTTTTCGCTAA